GTGTCGGGGCTGTGTAGGGCCAGTTGCTTGCTTTCATCGGGCGGCCCCGGTGTCACCAGCACCGGGTTGTTTTCAGACGTTTACAGACGTGTTCGGCGTTTACTCAGCTTATGATTGTCAATACTTTTGGCGATAGGGATATAGTTTACTGTCATCATGGCGAGCAAAGAGAAGCGGGCATGGGCGTTTCGGACGCCGGAACCCTTAACTCAGCGAATCGAGGAGTTTGCGAATGAAAACCAGATGTCACAATCAGATGCCCTTCGGACGCTGGTGCGGTCCGGGTTAGAAGCGGAGGAGATCAGGGAGGAGATGAACGAGCTTGAGCAGCGGGTCGAGCAGCTTGAGCAGCAGCGCGGTCTTCTGTCGCGACTGTTTTGAGCGTTATCCGCGACCGCAACGGACTTCCGTCGGTCCTGCCGGGCGCTCGCTCCTAAAGGTCGCTCGCGCCGGGCGGGCTTCCTCGCTCGCTTCGCTCGCTGCGGTGTGCGTCCGGCTTCCTACCGCGACCGCACCGCATGTCGTTGGTCCTCCCTTCGGTCGGACCGGACGCTGGTCCGGTCCCTCGACCCCGCAGGGGGGCCTCGGTCCCGGACCAGCTATGCCGGATGGTTCGATGGCAACAATCGTTACGAGATAGGTAGATCACCCTCTCCAGATGTGTCAGGAGGAGGTGGGTGGGTCGGTGGGTGGGTAGATGAACGACGGTGTTTTCATGTCAGAAGGTGTGTTTTCAGGCGCTCGCAGTTTGGTCACTACGAGCATCGGGGGAGTTCCATCACCGGACTCCTTCTTTTGAGTTTCCGCGTCGCGCCAGCTTCGAGTCTTGCCCTGGTGTCCGAGCGCTTGGTCTTACAGCTCGAACATTCCGCTGCTCGGAGATCGAGCGATTCCGGGCGCGGCCAGCTTGCCGTTCCGGGCTGCCTGCCTCGAGGTCGACCCGTCGCGATTCCCTTCGGCTCGCTTCGCTCGTCGCTCCGGGTTGACCTCGTGCGCGGGCTGCCGGGCTTTCGTACTGTGTCCGTGCCGGGAGTCTTCATCTCCTGCGCGGCGGCGCTTTCGAGCAGTTGCGACGCGGCGCGTTCTCCACCAGGGCTGCGAGTCTCATCGGCGCTCTTTTTCGCGTCGGCCTCCGGCCTTCGGCCGTCGGCATAGAAGGAGTCGGGGGGTTATTCGTCAGGGACTGAACGGGCGAGCAAGTCGCCCATCTCGGCCCAACTGTAGTCGCCGTCGAAGACATCCGGGTCGAGATTCCACGACCACGGTGCCGGGTCGTCGGCGTCATATATCACGTCGCTCTTTTCGAGCGACGTTACCTCTCCGGCGACGAGCGGGCTGTCGGGCCGGTCCGAGTCGGCCGGCCAGTCCTCGTAGAGTTCGACGACATCCTTCTCCGTTTTCCAGCCAGCGAGCGACGTGATGCGTTTCACCTCGGGCGCCACGTCCTTGCCGGTGTGTCCGATGACGATGACGGCCTTCACCCCGAGCTTGGACATCGCCTTGTGAATCGGAGTCCACTGCGCGGACACCTCGCGGCTCTTGTGGCGCGCATCGAAGTGGCGGCTGCCCTCGTCGATCAGGACCACCTTCGGGACCTCCTTGTACTCGATCAGCTTCGCGAGCAAGTCGTGCGCTGTCGCGACGCGGAGGTCCGTGGCGGACGCCCGTGCGTTGGACAGGACAACGAGGTCGTCGTGCACCTCGCGAGCAAGTTGCGTCAGGAGCCAACCGAAGTTGGTCTTGCCCGTGTTCGGCTCGCCAGCAAGCAGGACCGTCGTGAGTCGAGTCCCGCCGATTTCTTCGAGCAGCGTCGCGACGAGACTCACTTGGTCGGCTTCAAGCTCCTGTTCGGTTATCCCGACGAGGTTCGAGAGCAGCATCGAGTTGCCGGACCGAATCGCCTCAGACGCCATCCGCGACTGTTGGGTGCGGCGGACGAGGTTGAGCAGTTCGGAGTCAGCGACATCCGGGTCGAGGTCGTCGAGGAAGACGGACATAGGCACATCCTCAGGCGGGATGGTGCCCGCGTCGTGCACGAGGTCGCGGTCCGTCTCGATGCGGCCGGCAAGCTGCTCCGCGAGCTTCGCCGCGGTGAGCATGCCTTCGTCGACATCAGTCATCAGCACTCACCTCGGCGGGTTCCGCGTGGCCGTTCCGTTCAGGCGGGTCCTTCGGGTCGCGGAAGTCGAAGCCGCTCTTGTGTTCAGCGTCGTCGAGGTCGAGGTCGTCGACGAGGTCGTCGAGACTGTCGCCGCCGGCGTCGAGGCCGAAGTCTTCGAGTTCCCTGTCGATCGCTCGCTGTATTCCGTCACCAGAATCAGGAAGCGATCCCTCATGGAACGTCTCGATGATGCTTTCCACGGTGTTGCGGGTCGCACGGCGGACGACGACGAACGCGGACGACTTGAGGATGAAGCCCTCTTGGGCGTCATCCTGAAGCTGGCCGCGACACTCGTACACGGCGCGGAGCGCCTTGGCGAGTTCGCGGTCGTCGAGCGTCCCGCGCCACGTCCCGACGACAGTCATGTCTTCGAGGTCGACCTGTTTGCCGGCGTACAGCGACGGGCCGAGTTGGGTTATGTCGTAGCTCTGGTTGATGAACTCGTCGTCGTCGAGTACCTGAAGCTCGCGGAAGTCCTCTTCAGGGAACCTGAAGATACCTCCGTCGAGTTCGCGGGCGTCGAGGTCGATCAGCCACACCCACGAGGGGTTGTAGAGCCAGCCAGTTACCTTCTTGCCGGTGTAGAGGCCGAGCGGCGCCATGAACGCCGCAGCGAGGCCGGCGACTTTCCAGAAGCGCGGTATCTCGATGTTGAAGTTGAACACAGCAGCGGTGCCGATCAGGGCGATCGTCGCCACGACGAGATGCGGGACCTTCGTCTTGAGCCAGTCGAGGAACTTGATAGGACCGGGCTTCTCAGCGGTGTTTGTCTCTGGTTTCTCTCTCATGCCATCCTCTCTGGTTCCTCAGTTCGGCCGTACACGGTGCGAGCGACGAGGAAGATAGTCACCGCGGCGACACCGAGGCCGCCACCGAGGCCAGCAGCTTGCGCGTCGGACGCGGTGAACGGTCCGCCGATCAGCGTGTTCTCGGTGCGGACCGGGACGCCGTACAGGACGGCGCCGGTATCGATCGTCACCGCAGCGCGGCCGTTCGTGGAGCGGACCGCGAGGCGGATCTCGGTCTTGCCGTCGACGATGAACGAGTCACGGTTGAGTTCGCGCGGTTGGTTGAGGTTGGCAGCCTCCGTCACCGTCACCCTGTCGCGCGTCTCGGAGTCGACGATCAACACGGCTTCGCCGTCGACGTAGTCAGCCGAGCAGAGCCGGAGCGACGGAGTTATCGAGCGGGAACAGGTTTCGGGCTGTTCAGCGGTCGTGTTGGTCGCAGCAGTCGCGTTGGTGTCCTGTGCGGCGACGGCGCCGGACAGCGACGCCACTACGACGACTGCGATCAGGAAAAATCGGGGGAGCATCTGTGGGGTTAGTTGTTACCGAGCATCAGGAAGCCGATGACGGCGGCGGCGCCGACAGCGACCATCTCGCCGGGGACGCCGAACATGTCGAGTCCACCGAGGTCGAGGCCGCCGCCGGACTGCGACTGTTCGTACTTCTCGATCAGCTCCTTGTTCTGCTGTTCGAGCTGGTCCCACTCGTCCTGTGTGATGTAGTTCGAATCGGTCTGTGGCTCGGAGCTGGTGAAGCTCGTCGACGAAACTTCTTCGCCGGACTGTTTGTTCACCAGCTTGTCGACGGTGAACGCGCCTTTCAGTTGGAGCGTGTCGTACGTCGTCTCAGTCGCGGTCGAGACGAACCGCGCAGAGTCGACGTTGGTGATGGTGGTTTCGAGGTCACCAGAGGCATCGTAGGACCACGTCCCGTCGCCGTTGTCCGTCCAGTCAGCAGCGGGGACGGAGACGGTTTCAGACTCGACGGTCGTCACCTCGATCGCGGTGCCCTCGTAGGGTTCGGAGGTGATGGTGATGGTGCCGCCGTCGACGCCGGAGTTGATCGCGTCCCACGGTCCCTCGACGAGCGACATGTCGGCGGTGAAATACACGTCGCCGGAGAACGTGGACGGGTCGTAGGTCTGTCCAGCGGACAGGGGACCGTCCGACGAGTCCGTGAGCGCGAACGTGCCGGGCAGCGTTGCGCCGGTGTCTTGGATGGTGATGGTTGCTTCGCGCTCGGCGTCGACCGGGACGTTGAGCGCGATGAGGTCGGCAATCGCTTGGCTCATGCCTTCCTCCTGCGCCATCATCGTAGCCCGCTCGCGGGGCGTCACGAGGTCGGAGATCTCGATCGCGCCGCTCTGAACGTCGCCGTAGACGTTGGTGACCCACGTCGAGATACCGTTGCGGACGTTTTGGAACACCGTATCCATCTCGGTTTCGACGGCATTCCACTCGGAGAACTTCATGTACTGCGTGCCGTCGACGGTGTTGTAGGTGTTCGAGTTGGTGCTGGTGACCACTTCCTTCGGGTTGTACTCGACGACGGAGTACGCGGCGTTACCGGAGTCCCACCCGGTGTTGTGACGGAAGGTGAGCAGCGTGAAGTTCGTGCCGTCCGGCATCGAGACGGTGGTATCCTTCAGCGTGTTCGGGCTGGTGCCCGACGCGAGGTTTCCGAAGCGCGGGTCACCGAAGTCGGTTATGTACGAGAGGCCCACGTCGGCATGAGCGATGACGGTTTGCGTCATCGCTTCAAGCTCGCGGACCGTCTCATTCCACGACTTGTAGAAGTTGGTTCGGACGGTGGTTTCGTAGGAGTCGATGGCGCTGTTCGCGGCGGACAGGACCGCGGACTCGGACGAACCAGCGTTCAGTTCCTCGATGGCGGCGATCTTGGCCTCGGTGTAGGCCGTGTGTTCGACGCCGTCGAGGATGTTCTGGTTGTCGACCATCGTACTCTGGTTGTTCGACTTCCGCTTGACGACAGAGTCACTAAGCTGGTTGCGGAGTACGTCGGGCGTCAGGCCCTCAGCAGGGTCATCAGAGCCGACGACTTCGAACTCGCGAAGGGTCCAGCCGACGCCGATGCCGCCGACAGCGGAGATCGCGGCCGCGCCGATGGCATAGCCGACGAGCGGCGCGATGGCTTCGGCGTTCCGTGCGGCGCCGCGGTCATGTGCGAGGCCGACAGAGGCAGCGCCAGCAGCGCCGAGACCCTTTACGAAGGTGCGGCGGCCCACACCAGCAGCGCGGTCGGTACTATCACCGTCAGCGCCCACAGCAGGCCCATCAGGATTGCGGTCAGAGGCGGTACAGCTAGTCGAGTCGTCATGTTTGGAACTCATAAGTTTGAGTACAGGTTGGTTGTCTACCGGACGGCGACGCCCCACGCGGCGATCGTCACGAGGAACGCGACGATCGGCCCGAGGTTCGAGGTTGTGTTGACGAGGTCCGCGATCTGCGGAACGAACTGGTAGCCGAGGATCAGGAGCGGACCGGATACGATCAGGACCTGCTCCCACTGTTCGTAATAGCGGAAGTCCTTGGTCTCGGAAGAAGCGAAGGCGACAACGTACACACCAAGCGACGCGAACGTCGCGTGCTGCGTCGTCAGGGTGTAGTTGAGCCATGTGAGCGTCACGTCGGAGATACCGCCGAACTGGTACAGACCAGCTACGACGAACAGGACGGACAGGAGCGCGGGGATGGTGTTGAGTTGGGTGTAGTCCTCGATGACGTTACCCATCGAGTTCCGGTACGAGGAAGCCATCAGGCATCACCCGTCGGAAACGCGACGTTAGTCGGGTGGTAGGTGACGGTGTCACCGTCCGAGTTCTTGAACGACTCTTCTTCGGTGTCCTTCGCGATCCAGATCTCTTCGCCCACCTCGATGCGGTCGTTGCGAGCAGCGACGCGAACGTCGCCTTTCGCGAAGAGGTCGACGACACCGCGGGTTTCGTCCTTGATGCGGAGCCGGTACCAGTCGCCGGAGTCGGTTTCACCGTCGGTGATGTCCAGCACGAGTCCTTGAACGACGGTGCCCGGGTCGAGAGGGCCGTCGCCGTTCAGGGTCTGTACGTCGCCGTCGTCTTCAGGGCCGGACGGACTCGCCTTCTCGAATCCGTCAGGCACCGTGGGTCGGTCAGTCGACATTGCGGTTAGACCGTTTATCGGACTCTACTTATAGTTTTCCTATGTTCACATCTGTTTACAGCACTACCGGCGTGTTTACAACCGCGTCGCGCCAGCTTCGAGTCTTGCCCTGGTGTCCGAGCGCTTGGTCTTACAGCTCGAACATTCCGCTGCTCGGAGATCGAGCGATTCCGGGCGCGGCCAGCTTGCCGTTCCGGGCTGCCTGCCTCGCCTCGACCCGTCGCGATTCCCTTCGGCTCGCTTCGCTCGTCGCTCCGGGTTGAGGCTGCGCGGGCTGCCGGGCTTTCGTACTGTGTCCGTGCCGGGAGTCTTCATCTCCTGCGCGGCGGCGCTTTCGAGCAGTTGCGACGCGGCGCGTTCTCCACCAGGGCTGCGAGTCTCATCGGCGCTCCTATTCGCGTCGGCCTCCGGCCTTCGGCCGTCGGCATAGTGGGTAGTGAGCGGGCACGTTGTCATGTGTAGAGGTCAGCAGTCGGCGGCGGGCGGTCGCCGCGGGCGATCGAGAGGTCCGGCGAGTCGTGCGAGACGCGAATCACGTCCCTGTCGAGGTCGTAGCCAGCGGTGTTGCGAGGGGGTAGGTCGTCGTAGTGGAAGGCGCCGAGGAAGTCGATCCGCGCCATCGTACCGCGGATAGCTCGGCGCAAGTTCGAGCGGCCGCGGTCGGTATCGAGGTCGAAGTCGGGGAACTCGTGACCATCGATTTCGTCGCCGCAGAGGCGGGTGAGCGTGGTTTCCGTACAGTTCGCGACGGCCGCTTGAACCTCCGGTTCGAGCGGGTCGCTCGGGAGGTCGTCGAGGCGGATCGCGTCGCGGATACCATTCGAGACAGACCAGAAGTGCCGGTTCGTACACCAGTAGAGGGCAAGCTTCCACCATGCGGCTTCGCCGTCGTGGTCTACGTCGCCGGCGTCGAGGCCGTCCGTGGCGGTTTGGAGCGTTTCGTACATCTTGGAGATGTACTTTCCGACGTAGCTACCAGCGGTTTTGGACTGGTGCACGTCGTCGGAGCCTTCCATGTCGATCAGGCCCTCCCTCTTGTGGTACCGGGTCTGCTCTTCGACCCAGTCGTCGCCGTGGTCGTGGTCACCGTAGTTGTACCAGCAGACGAAGCCCTCAGAAACGAGTTCCTGTCGGGGCGCGCCTTCGTCGTCGCGCAGCACGTCGCCGTTTTCGTCCCGTTGGACGGTGGTGCCGAAGTTGCCGATCTCGTCGAGGTCGTCCCTGTGAACGAGCGGGTAGAGGTCGACGATCTGCCCCTGTTTCCACTTGGCGGAGAGTTCCCTTTTGTCGACGAGCCACGGCATACCGTCCGTCTCACGGGTAGGCACGTCGAAAAACAGAACGTGGAGGTGCGGGTAACCGGCGGACGTGAACTCTAAGACCTTGATGTAGTCGAGCGTTTCGCGAGGCCGCCCGGTTACGTCGTCGTCGCGCGACGGCATCCAATTCAGGACATCCGCGTCGCGGGTGTCCTTCTTGGTCGTCGGGTCAGAGCGGAGGTACGACATGAGCCGGTGGAAGTTCTCATTGATGCTCATGACGGCGTCATACAGCGAGTCGAACTTCTTGGGGTCCGTGGTGAGCGTACAGAAGACGGCGTTATCGGCGGTTGCGTAGCCGTGTTCGAAGCTCTGTTGGAGCCTCGCGAAGTTCTTATCTTGGCGACCGCCGTCGGACCAGCGCGTTTTGTACGGTTTGGTCATGCGCTGGTTGCCGCCGGAGCGCCAGCCGTCGAGCTGCACGTCGAAGACGAGACGGTAGTCCTCGATCCTCCGTATGTAACGACGCAGCGAGCCAGCGAGGAGGTCCTTCTGTGGGTCGCTCAGGCGTTTTTTGTCCGTTCGGACGGCCTTGAGCATCTTTTGGCACCACTCGCGGTCGTGGACCGTTTCGCTGTCGCCGCGAGCCGTTTCAGAAATGCCTTCTGAAATCAAGTCAACAGCATTGAGAGTCGGAACGACGCGAGTTCCGGCGGGAGAGTCCTCAAGCGTGGCGAATCCGGCGGATTCGAGTTCTTGAGTGTACCGGCGGACGAACTGGTAATCCGAGTCCGAGCCGTCGAGCTTCTTGCCGGCGTGAGACGCGGCAATCGCGTCGAGGGCGTCGTCGTGCCGTTCGAGGGCGGTTGGTTTTGTGTCAGAATTGTTACGTTCGAGCGCCTCCGGGTCGAGCGAGTCGTGCCAGCCGAGGCCGCCGTCGTGAAGGGCTGTACCCTTCAGAACGGCGTGCGTCGCCCGTGTTCGGAGAACTCCGTGCGGGTGTTGCGCGATGTACAGGAGGAGCCGAGCGCGGTCCCGATCGCGGTCGTTGTAGGAGCCATCAGCGAGTTGTCCGTAGGCGAGGAGGTCGGTGTCTTCGAGCTTGTGGAGTATGGCCGATGTGTTACAAGTGCCCGAGCCGCCGGAAATCGACGAACTCACGGCTCACCACCGAAGCGAATAT